CGATCTAAATGGTAAAGTAACAATTTTAGGGCGTGAATTTTATATGAGTGCATGGAAAAAACAAACAGGTCAAGGCAAAGGATATTTAAGTTTATCTGTTAAACCAGTTGACGAGCAAAACACGAAGCCACAAAGCAACGATATTTCAGACTTTTTAAACAACTTTTAAGCTATGAAAGAGGAAAAGATAGTAGCGAATATAAATAATGTAACACGAACGTTAATATGGCGGTATATTCAAAGCAAAGGAATAACACTAAATAAGTTTTGTTTGGAAGCTAAATTACACCAAAGTAATATACACACGTTCCTTAAGGGCAAAACAATAAACACAGCTACAATTGAACGAATAGGAAAGTTTTTAGATTCAAATAAATAGGCTCTGGTAAACCTAAACAAGTGCGGAACGTAAAAAATTCCGCATTTTTTTTTATTAAAAGTATTGTTTATTTAAAAAGTTATATTAATTTTGAAGAAATAATTAATTAAACAGCTATGAAAACACGAAACACAACAGTAAAAAACATTGAAGTTAACAACGGAGTAGGGTATTTTGATATAGACTGCGGCAAAGGTAAAGAGATGCAGTTTCAATTTACACCTGAATGGATACTAAAAGACGGTGAATTAGAAAGCGTAACGGTTAAACTAAGTAAATACGACTTATATGCTGAAGATGGAGCGTTAATAAGTTCTAAACACCTAAACAAAAGAAACACAAAATTAATTTGTGAATACATTGAAAGCGTTTTGGATAACGATCCATATTCTTTTGAGTTTGACGAGTACGAATTAATGCAAGAAGAGTTTGATTTTAACCAAGAAATGATATTTGATGAAAGACGTTTGTCGAATATTTAAAAAAATAGTATAACTTTGTAGGGTGAGACACGCCTTACTTTTACCTTTTTTGATAACCCTATTTATTTTAGATAGGGTTTTTCTTGTTTGTGCCTTTTGGGTAACAAGTGAAAAGTTTCAAACGTGGGTATATAAAGACGAATTAATATTGGAATCAATACACCGTGTTTTAATATTTTTATCCAGCTTATCAGTAATTCAGTTATTTAGTTCACTTTGGTAAATGAAAAGTTTTTAATAGAACTAAGCAAGCACCACAACGACTGGATTAAGATTGTAGGCACTTTTGGCGAGGAATTTTACGCTCAAGATATAGTACAAGAAATGTATTTAAAGATGGCTGTGATAAATAACGTTGAACGGTTTTATTTAAACAATAAGCTGAATAAAAACTTTATCTGGACGGTGTTAAGAAATATGACATTTGATTACAAAAAAAGCAAAACACGAATAACAAAAGTAAGCATAACGGAAGCCTACCAAATAAAAGACGAATACTTGCCTGAAATTTTAGAAGCGAAAAAACGTTTAGAAATAAAGATTAACCAAGAGGTTAAACAATGGCATTGGTACGACCAACTATTATTTGACCTTTACCGAACTTCAGGAATGAGTACAAGACAAATAGAAGGTGTTACAGGAATAAGTTTTAAAAGCGTTTGGAAAACAATTAAGACTTGTAAAGAACGATTGAAAGAAAATGTAAGCGAAGATTACGAAGATTTTAAGAACCAGGATTACGAATTAATAAAATAAATTATGGCACGAAAAAGACGTACAAAAGCTGAAATATTAGCAGCACAAAGTGAAGGATTAGGAGACACGGTAGAAAAAGTTTTAGAAGTAACTGGAGTAGCAAAAGTTGCGAAATGGTTATTAGGTGAAGACTGCGGTTGTGACGAACGAAAAGCAAAGTTAAATTCTTTGTTTCCTTACCGGAAGCCTGAATGTTTACTAAAAGACGAACACGAATTTTTATCTGAATGGTTTACTGAAAAGCGTTACACTATGAGACCTACGGAACAAAAAAGAATGTTAGAAATTTACAACCGAGTATTCAAAGTAAATATGCAACCAACCAGCTGCGGTTCTTGTCTACGTGATGTAATGAATAAACTTGAAATTTTATACAACAGTTATAAAGAAGAAGATGCAAATAGTTAAGATTAGCGAGGTTAAACCAAACCCGAAGAACCCAAGAATAATAAAAGACGGAAAATTCCAAAAGTTAGTTAAGTCTATACAAGAATTTCCTGATATGCTAAATAAACGCCCGTTAGTTGTTTTTACTGACGTAGATAATAAATACGTTGTCTTAGGTGGTAATATGCGTTTAAAAGCCTGTAAAGAGATAGGATTAAAGGAAATACCTGTTATTGTTGCAGACGAATGGACGGAGGAACAGAAAAACGAATTTTTAATAAAAGACAATGTAGGTTTTGGAGAATGGGACTGGGATAGTTTAGCAAATGAATGGGACGTTGAAAAGTTAGACGATTGGGGTTTAGATTTACCAATTGATTTAAGTGTTAAAGAACTTGAAGCTGAAGAAGATGAATTTGATGTTCCCGAAGGTGGAATTGAAACGGATATTGTATTAGGGGATTTATTTGAAATAGGTGAACATCGTTTACTATGCGGCGATTCAACGGATAGCGATTCAGTTGCTAAATTAATGAACGGAGAAAAGGCAAATTTATCTTTTACAAGCCCACCATATAACGCAGGAAAAAGCGAAATGCTAAGCGGGAACACCCATACAACTGATAATAAATATAATGAATATAGCGACAATCAAAAACAAACTGATTATTTAGATTTATTGGTAGGATTTACAAACAATGCTTTATTATTTTCCGATTATTTAATTTGTAATATTCAAAGTTTAGCGGGAAACAAAATTGCATTAATTGAATATTTAAACGAATACAAAAATAATTTTATTGATGTTGCTATTTGGGACAAAGGACACGGAGCACCTGCAATGGCTGAAAATGTTTTAACTTCGGCTTGGGAATATATGTTTTTTATATCGTCAAAAGAAAACGCAAGTAGGGCAATACCAAACGCAAATTTTAGGGGAACAGTCCCAAATATATATAGAGGTGCGCCAAATAGAAATAATGAATTTTCAAATGTTCACGCAGCAACATTTCCTATTGATTTACCTGAATGGGCTTTGCAATTTACAAAAGAAAAAGATATTGTATTAGACCAATTTTTAGGAACAGGAACAACAATGGTTGCTTCTCACCAACTTAAACGCAAATGTTACGGTATGGAATTAGACCCGAAGTATTGCCAAGTTATAATTGACCGTATGAAAAAACTTGATCCGAGTTTAGTTATTAAAAAGAACGGAGTTGAATTGAAATAAACAGCGAAATTACAGCGAAATGCCAAATAAAGAAAATATAGAAAAACACGAATTCAAAAAAGGCGAAAGCGGAAACCCTAACGGAAGACCTAAAGGAGCAAAGAACCGAAGCACAATAGCAAAGTATTGGTTAGAAGTTAATCAAAAGCTAAAGAACCCTTTAACGGGTGCTGAAGAAACAATGAGTCAAGAAGATTTAATGACTTTGGCACTTATCAAAAAAGCACGTGAGGGAGATGTAGCAGCGTATAAAGCGCTAATGGATAGCGGTTACGGTGCGCCTTTACAACAAATTGAACAAACGATTTTAGAACAACCAATATTCCCTGATGTTTCTGCGGACGACTTCGACGAATAAAATACTTAAACTCAAAAAGCGAGTTCGTATTATTCAGGGCGGAACGTCGGCTGCCAAGACGTACGGTATATTATCCGTTTTAATAGCGCGTGCTTCTGCAATACACGGACTTGAAGTTAGCGTAGTTGCTGAAAGTATTCCGCATTTACGTAGGGGTGCGTTAAAGGACTTTATTAAGCTAATGAAGTGGATGAATAAATGGCACGAAAACCAATTTAACAAATCGTTATTAACCTATCAATTTTTAAACGGAAGTAGCTTTGAATTTTTTAGTGCTGACGATTCAAGCAAATTAAGGGGTGCAAGGCGTGATGTTCTATATATAAACGAATGTAACAACGTAACCTTTGAGTCTTATAACGAACTTGCTATACGTACAAAAAAAGCTATTTATTTAGACTTCAACCCCGCCAATGAGTTTTGGGTACACAAGGAATTAAAAGACGAACCCGATAGCGACTTCTTAATTTTAACGTACAAAGACAACGAAGCACTCGACAATAGTATTGTTCAACAAATAGAAAAGAACCGTTTAAAAGCCGAAACAAGTAGCTATTGGGCTAACTGGTGGAGAGTTTACGGATTAGGTGAAATAGGAATGCTTGAAGGCGTTATATTCAGTAATTGGAAAACAATAGATACACTACCGAAAGATGCAAAGTTAATCGGAATAGGATTAGACTTCGGTTATACAAACGATCCAACTGCAATTATTGAAGTTTACAATTACAACGGGCAAAGAATATTAAACGAACTAAAATACCAAACGGGGATGCTTAATTCAGATATCGCAAAGGAACTACCGAAACACGTACCTGTATACGCTGATTCAAGCGAGCCTAAATCAATAGAAGAAATAAAACGCTACGGTATAACAATTAAAGGCGTTACAAAGGGCAAGGATTCAATTAACTACGGTATTGATGTTATGCAACGCCAAGAATATTTAGTTACTTCTAACAGCGTTAATTTGATTAAAGAGCTACGTGCCTACTGTTGGGACACGGATAAACAAGGAACGCGTTTAAACAAACCTATTGATACGAATAATCACGCTATTGACGCTTTACGATACCACGAAATGGAAACGTTAGGAATGAATTCT